GATGGCCTGGTCGACGGCGCGACCCTTGCTGCGGGTCTCGTAGGCGATACGGTTGACCTCTTGGGCCTGATCCAGTTCCTTCTGGATCTTCTCCATGCGGGCGCGGGCCTCAACGACCATCTCGCCCTCTTCGTCATTCAGGTCACGACCGGCGGCGTTGGCGCGCTGGTAGATGCCTCGGACGAGGGATTCCTTCTGCTCCAGTTCCCGGTCGAGCCGCTGGATGTACTCGTCGCCAGCGGTGATATTGCTTCCCACCTTGATCTCCTTCAAGAGAAAGTTTCTGTATTGGCAACGGTCCTCTTGACCAGCGAGTCCGCGAACGGACAGCCCTCCCGGCCAGCGCTCACCCAACGGTGATGACAGCAGACTAGCACCAAAGAGGTCGAAAACTGTCGAACATGCGGTGTTGCGAAACGCAACAGGCTACGAGCGACGCACCCGCTCGGAGGCCCAGCGCAGAACGGGATCGTTCAAGAACGCATCCATTAGAGGGGTCTTGGAAACCACCGGCTCTTCCGCGGGGGCCTCGCTCCGCATCGCCAGAACCTTCGCCCCCTCGTAGGCAGGCTGACCGACGAACGCCAGATGATCCAGAAACGCCCGGTTGACCCGACGGGTCTTGGTGTACTGATCCAGTTCCTGATCGAACTTCGGATTCTTGATCATGAACCCGATGCTGGGGAACAGCGCCTCGTCGCTAGCGAGTTCCAGAGTCTCGTCACCGACAGCGGTGCGGCTGATCTTCACTTCGCTGATCAGACCGGCATCCCGGTAGGGGTCCGACGAAAGCACCCGGCCAACCAGCCGCGCACCGACATGATCCGGCGCGGGGATGCTCAACGAAGTGGTCGCAGGAATCTTGCGAGTCTGGCTCTCGATGCCGTTAAAGGCACTCCGCGAGAACACTTCCGTCCACATCTCCTGACGGAAAGGAACCGGCGTGGGAGATTCGTATGGAACGGCGAGTACGGTGATGATCCGCTGGGCGAAATCCACGTTGTCGATCTGAACGCCGGCTGAGCGGGTTTCCACATGCGAAGGCACGGCGATGCGATCCTTGCCCATCTCTTCATCTTCCGACACTTTGAAGGCCACCTCCCGCGTCACCTATGACTCAGGGGAAAGGCTACCGCAATCGTTCATCTTTGAGATGCATGTCGTGCAGTTTGGACATCGCGGCCTTGATTAGCAGCACTCACAGCAGGGGCAAGGACAGTAGCCGAATCAGTGAAAACGCCATCAGCGCCACCGCAACGGAAGTCAACGTCGCCTGCGCGACAGGGTGGGTGAACTTCAACGCCACCGACGCGAAGAACAACACCAACGCCATGATGACGGCCTGCAATGTGTACGCCGACCCGATCCCGCCAGCCCTGGCGGCGTCGGCAAGATCCTGCTCGGCGGCGGCCGAGAAGTCTTCAGCTTTCACCTGCCCCGGCGGCAGATAAACGTCCAGCGCCAACGGCGTGCCCTTCGGGAGCGTCCCGTTGATCGGCTGACCCTCATCGTCGAGCGCCTGAGCGCCGAACCAGGCGTCCTGCGCCACATCAAGGGCCGGGGAAAACCTTTCCCGCAACCACAGCGCCAAGTCGTCCCGCCCAAGGTTCACCGACTTCTGCCACTCAAGCCAAACCGACGCATCCACCACCGACTGTGTCACCGCGTCCGCGGCCGACCTCCCGGCATCAGCACGCTTCAGGCTTGAAGTGGCGCGCTCATCGGCAGCGACGCCATCCCACTGCGAACCCTCGTAGCTCGCCCAGGCGGTCAGCACGGCGGCTGCGGCCATGACCAGCGCCAACGCCAAATCGTTGACAGTGGCCCACGACCACCTGTTCAGCAGATTCCTCACCGGCTAGTCCATCCCGCCGGTAAGCCTCGACGCCACCGCCTCCGCGGGCTCCTGGCTCAGACGTTCCATCGCACGCGCCTCTTCCGGTGTCATCACGCCGACCTCGATCAACGTCTTGTAGGCGTTGGCGCGGTCAACAAGACTGGGCCTGGTGTAGTCATCGCGGTTCATTTCGATCGACTGCGGCCCCGGCAGCGCCCACCCGCTCAACGCACCCATCACGGCGTTGGCTTTCGGGCGCAAGCTGGAACGGTCGTGGAACCCGAACAGCTGCTCGATGTTGGAGTAGGTCAGTGAGCCGGTCGCACCGGGAAGGCCGACGAGGAACGGCGGAACGCCCAGCAGGATCGCCATTCGCGCCTCTGCGAACTGCGTCATCTCCAGCAGGCTGATCTCGCTGGCATTCATCTGCCTGGCCTGGTGAAGCTCTGCGCCGTTGGACACCAACGCCGGATGGCCGGTGTAGCGGGTGCGTGACTCGATCCACCGATCCATCAAGTCGGTCGCCTCGGACTGGCTGATCTTACGGTCGATGCTCAACCAGTACAGAGGGATGCCGCCCGTCTCGGCCAGATTCTGTGTGTACCGCTGCAACAAGCCGATGGTGACGGCACGGTCGGCGGCAGACTCCAGCGGGCCGTGGCCGCGGGGGTCGTCAATCGTCGTCTGATAGCGGATATGCAAGATGTCCTTGGTGACATCCATCGCGCCCAGCCGGTACTCGCGGGTGCCCCCATTCATCTCCACGTCGATCAGCCACGGAGGGATGACGCGGAACCGGACCGGGTAACCGTCCGAATCGTGCGCCATCGCCAGCACAAACGCCTCGCCCAGGTGGTAATCCCAGAACAGCTGCTTGGCGAACTCCTGCCAGGAGGAATAGATCGTCGGGTCGGGATTGGACATCCACGGCAACGACTTGATGACGCTGCCGCTGCGGAGCCGGTAGATCGGCATGGAACTCAGCACCGACGAGTTGAGGTCGATACACGCCCACGCCACGTCAACCAGATTCTTGACCTGATGACCCGACTCCCAGTTCGGGGTTGCCCAGCTTTCGGGATACCCCGACCACGGAGAAGGCTTAGGCCACGGAAGGGCGGCACGCCCTTCGGGCAGGTCGGTGAGCGAAGTAATGTCCACCATGTCGGGATCGCCAGGGTTGTACGCAGGATTGCCATTGCTGTTGGGCACCATGCCGCTGGCGGTTTCGCCTTTGATCCAACTCCAGAATCCGATCGGACTCACCTCCTACGGTTGGGCTTATTCTAGGGTGTTGCGATCTGCAACGCCCTCATAACAGCACCGGCATCGGCGCGGCAACCATTCCGTAGCGGTACAGCGCGCACGAACACGCCACGGCTGGGGACACATCGACGCTGTAACTGCGCCGATCGAACACTTCAGATTCCCCAGACACGATGAACCGCGTCTTGGTCATCGCCATCGCAGTGTTCAGTTCCTCCTGGTCGAGATGGCAGATCGTCGCATTCTTGATCGCCTCCTGCATAGTCGAATAGGAGGCGGCCATGTCAGTCTGAGACAGCCGCTTGTATTCGATGTTGGCCTCGACCAGCGCAGGCTCAAGGGAGCGCGCAGCCCCGCCGGTGATCGCCACTTCCACAATCGTCCGGTTGTCGATCAACTTCTGCACCTGGGGAATGGCGTCGCGGGCCTTGACCTCGGTGGCCATCAGCAGAACCCGCGACCCGTTGTCGGTGTCAACCTCACCGGCCACCCCGATCCAGCAGTGCCGGCGATCAGGACTCATGTCGATGACCACCGCCGCACTCGACGGGGTATCTGCGCCACGATCAGCAAGGTCGCTCCACGCCGCCAAGTCGAACGCACTCGCCTCTTCGGAATCCCAGATGCCCAACGCCTCACGCTGAAAGCCGCTGTCATCGAGGCGGCGGCGCAACCGCTGGATGGACACCACCGGGGTCCGGTGCGGGCACGACGGGTTGGCTTTCATCCACTGATCGGTGTCGTCAATCTCGGCGCCCTCGTCAGCGCCGCACTCCACCCATGCAAGGTCAGTGGCCTCACCGGACCAAGCCTCGCGACGCATCACGGAGAACATCTCAGAGTTGTCCGACGGCTTCGGCGGCGTACCCACATAGGTGTGCAAACCTAAGCGTGACGTGTTCAGCGTGGCGAGCATGTCCTGCATGGCGCGCTGCGAAAGGATCTGCGCTTCGTCCGACATCAGCATGTCCACGCCGGGGATGCCTCGACCAAACCCCCGTTCACGCGCGCCGAACAGAATGCGCGAACCGTTGACGAACTCGACTGCCTCGTCGCCGGAACCCAGGATCACCTTCTTGATGAACGGCTTGACCTTCTCCCGCTTACAGAAGGCCTGCACCGCCTGAAACGACTCGCTGTTCGTCTTCACATGATGGGACGTCCAGATACCCAGCAGGCCGGGGAACTCCACCGCCATCCCGAACATCACCGCAGTCAACGTGAAGGTCTTGCCGACCTGGCGGGGCAGACTCATGCCGAACCCGCCGACGGTATGTGCGATCACGCCGTCCTCACGGTGGGCTAGCAGCAGACCGGCGATACCGTCCTGCCAGCGATCCAGTGAAATACCCAGCCGTTCGTCGCAGGTTGAGCGGACGGCGGGCCAGTACGACCCGGTGATCCCCGCTGGAATGACCAGCTTCCTGGCAACCTCAGACAGCTTCCGGTCGGCGCGGTTCTCGTCGGCACGATCCTCAGAGGTCTTCGGCGGGGTCCCACTTCTCGCGGGACGCTTTGCCGATGCCAACAGACTCACCGCCTTCCTTCTTCTGACGCTCTTCCAGGTCACGGATTTCCTTCACCGTGTCCTGCAGACGCCTGGTCAGCGGAGACAGATCGCGCATCGGGCAGTCTTCGATGGCCTCAGCCAGCCGATCCCGAATGGCGTACAGCAGCTTCAGTTCATCGCCACTGGCAGCGGCAGCCGACACGCTCATCATCAACCCTTTCAACTGAAGAACCCCAGCGCAGCTGGTGGGGCCAGCGCAGGCTTACGCAATAACTTGTCCTCAGCACGAACCTCCGACAGCGGCCGGTTCTTCCGGCGCAGGTTGCACGGCTGACAACTGCCGCGCAGGTTGCCCCGCATGTACTTGAGGTCGGGGCGGTGACTGACCGGAATAATGTGGTCGGCGGTAGTGGACCACCGGGTGCAGCACGACAGCCGCAGCCGACACACCGGCTCTTCCTTGATGACCTGGAGGCGCAGCTTCTGCCAGCGGTAGCTGGTGAGTTGGCCGCGGCGGTAGGGCTGCCTGCGTTTCACGATCCCACCTCCCTTGCCTTCATTCGCCGGGCGGCGTTTTCGCTGGCCTCCACCTTCTTTGCCTCATCGAGAACAAACGAGTAGTGGAAGTCGCACAACGCAACCAGCCCACTCTCGGTTTCTGCCGTTTTGGTGACGTCACTCGACCCGCACACGGCGCACGTCAAGCGGCTCATCAATTGAGATCCCGCACTTGAATCGACCAGGACGATTCCCCGGTGGTCGCGTCGATGCTGACACTTCCGCCCGTCAACGCCGCGTCGGCCATGACAATCATGATGGCCTTAAGCCACGGCTCCGGCTTGGCATCTTTGTTGAGCATGTCCTT